GTGCCAACAGCTGGGGCATGGACAAGGTGGACTTCAAGTCACGAGTGGGCTGGATCACTGACAACCACAACATGATCCTCGCTGCTGGTCGTGATCCCTTGGCCAACATGGAGTGGACTGAGGCAGACAAGCCGTGGTCATTCCTTGCGTTCGCCATGGAGTGGGCCCGTGTGCATGACAATCCTGGTACTAGCAGCGGACTTCCGATTCATCTGGATGGCTCTAACAACGGCCTCCAGATTTTTTCTCTGCTGCTGAAGGACCCCATCGGAGCGTTGGCTACCAACTGTGTGCAGACCGACACACCTCAGGACATCTACCAGATCGTTGCTGACAGGGTGAAGGAAAAGCTGGCAGCCATCGGTGATCCATTGGCACAGACCTGGCTGGCCTTTGGGATCGACCGCAAGACAACCAAGCGTGTGGTCATGTGCCTGCCCTACGGGCTGACCCAATACAGTGCCCGTGGGTACGTCGATGAGTGGTATCGTGACAAGGCAAAGTCTACAGGTAACGCACCGTTCGGTAAACTGGACAGTTTCCAACCTGTGTTGTTCCTGAGTGGGCTCATTTGGGACGCAATTTCGGAGACCGTTGTGGCGGCACGAGAGTGCATGGACTGGCTCAAGCAGGTGGCAGCCATTCACATTGATGCCAATGTTCCTATCCGATGGACTGCACCCACGGGATTCCTGGTGGAGCAGGGCTACAAGAAGTCCAGCAAAGTGATGGTCAAGACCAGCATCGGGCACACCATCAGGCAGCACCGCATGATTGTTGACGGCACGGAGCTCAGCAAGAAGCGCAACGTCAACGGCATCAGCCCCAACTTTGTCCATAGTCTTGATGCCGCACTGCTTATGCGGACCGTGAACATGGCCAAGAACTGTGGCATCACTGACATCAGCTGCATCCACGACAGCTTTGGTGTGTGCCCTGCTGATGCAGGAAACATTTCAACAATTATTCGGGAATGTGCGGTTGATATGTTTGACAACCCCCTGCTTCATGGTGTACACTCTGAGATGAGCAAGTACCTCCCGAAGGGAATCAGTCTTCCTGATCCCCCGAAGCAGGGCTCGCTGGACATTAGTCAGCTACGGAATGCTGACTACTTTTTCGCCTGATCGCCAATCCTTTTTGGAGACACCATGACTAAGAACGAGACCGTTGTTACGCCGAAGGGCACCGCCATCTTCCCGACTCTGAACGAGCCGGACAAGAAGTTCAATCCCGAAGGTACCTACAAGGTTACCCTTCGCCTGACCGAAGAAGAAGCTGCGCCGCTGATTGCCAAGCTCACCAAGATCCACTCCGAAGCACAGGCAGTGGAGCTGAAGAAGCTGGGCAAGAAGAACATCAAGCTGGCCCCCATGCCGTGGGCAGATGCCACCAACTATGACAAGGAGACCGAGACTAAGGTCCCCGTGGATGGCTTCGTGGACTTCAAGTTCAGTCTCAAGGCTGTCGTGAAGACCAAGGCAGGCAAGTCCTGGGAGCAGCGTCCCATGTTGTTTGATGCCAAGCTCAACCCCATCCCCGCTGACAGCGACAAGGTGGGCGGCGGCTCGGTGATCCGTGTGAACGCTGAGGTTTACCCCTGGTTCTCTGCCAGCCTTGGCTTTGGTATTTCTCTGCGTTGTCGTAGCGTTCAGGTTCTTGAACTGAAGACCTACGGTAGCAAGGATGCTACGAGCTTTGGGTTCTCTGCTGAGGATGGCTACGAGACTGATGGCGAGGCTAACCCATTTGCCAGCAAGGAGCAGGCTGCGGTGGGTGACGGTTCGCCTGACTTCTGATACGCTTAGGCGAAGCGATGTCAGATAGCCGAACGTACCAGATCAATCTTGATCCAGTACCCTGCCCCCGTCCAAGGGTGGGTAAGTTCGGCACCTACTATCCAGCGAAGTACTCACGGTGGCGAAAGGATTTCCACCGTGAGCTTCGCCGGGTGGTGGGGGACAAGGCACCGTTCAACTCTCAGCTCACCGTCAGCCTTTGGTTCTTCGCCAAGAAACCAAAGTCTACTAAGCTCTCGCACCCGAAGCCAGACATCGACAACTTTGTGAAGGCCGTCTTCGACGGATGCAATGGCATCGTGTGGAATGACGACAGTCAGGTTGTTATGGTCGATGCTTCCAAGCACTGGACAAACACACCTCAATGCTTCCCGAAGATTGTAATTCAGATTCAAACTTCCTCCGGCACGAGCCGTGCGAAGAGTGTGGATCAAAAGACAACCTAGCACGCTACTCAGACGGACACGGCTTCTGCTTTGGATGCCGTACTTACTTCGCCTCAGACGATCAAACAGAAACAGGAGAGACCAAAATGCCTAGCGCATTGCTTGATATCAATTACCTCCCGCTGAACAAGCGGATGATTAACGAAGAGACCTGCCGCTTCTTTAAGTACGGCGTTGCCACATACAACGGCAACCCCGTGCAGGTGGCTACCTACTGTGACCCCGCCGGTAATCCCGTCGCACAAAAGGTGCGCTTCCCCAACAAGGACTTCCTCATCCTTGGCGATGCCAAGTCCATGGGCCTGTACGGTTCACACCTGTGGCGTGACGGTGGTAAGCGTGTGACATTGACCGAAGGTGAGATCGACTGCCTCAGCCTGAGCCAGCTTCAGGGAAACAAGTGGCCGGTGGTGTCCATCCCAAACGGTGCCAGCAATGCAGCCAAGGCAATCAAGAATAACCTTGAGTGGCTGGAGAAGTTCGAAGAGGTCGTGATCATGTTCGATCAGGACGACGCGGGCAGGAAGGCTGCTAAGGAAGCCGCGCTTCTCTTGTCACCGGGCAAGGCAAAGATCGCTTCTCTGCCACTGAAGGATGCCAACGACATGCTCGTAGCAGGCAAGGGCAAGGAACTGATGGATGCAACATGGAGTGCCAAGACCTTCAGGCCAGACGGCATTATCCCCGGCACCGAACTGTGGGATGCCATCATCAACGCTCCGAACATTGAGGCAATCCCCTACCCGTGGGAAGGTGTGAACAAGATGACCATGGGTATGCGCCAGCGTGAGCTCATCACCCTGTGCTCAGGCACCGGCATCGGAAAGTCAAGCGTCTGTCGTGAGCTGGCTCACTGGCTTATTGCTCAGGGCCAGACCGTTGGATACATTGCCCTTGAGGAATCCATCCGACGCACCGCGTTGGGCCTCATGGGTATCGCAATGAACAAGCCCCTGCACATCAGCATGGATGGCATCACAGAGAAGGACATGAAGAATGCGTACCAACAGAGCGTTGGTTGTGGCCGGGTATATCTATACGACCACTTTGGATCTATTGATTCGGATAATCTGCTTAGCCGCATTCGTTACATGGTGCGTGGTATGGGTTGTAATTGGATCTTCCTTGACCATCTTTCGATTGTCGTTTCAGGAATGGGTGAGGGTGACGAGCGGCGGCTCATCGACAATACGATGACTTCGCTTCGGTCCCTCGTGGAGGAGCTGGGCTGCGGTCTTATCCTTGTGTCACACCTGAAGCGACCTGAGGGCAAGGGCCATGAGGAAGGTGCTCAGACCAGCCTCAGCCAGCTCCGTGGATCTGCTGCCATTGCCCAGCTGTCAGACTTCTGCATCGGCCTTGAGCGTAACCAGCAGGACCCTGAGTCCAAGGACGTGACTCAGATGCGTGTACTTAAGAACCGATTTACCGGCGAGACAGGGCTTGCCACGGCGTTGCATTACAACCGGGATACTGGTAGGCTTTCCGAAGTACCACTCCCGGCACAGGGCCAGGAGTTCAACGACGAGGCACAGGAGTTTTAAATGGATAATTTTGACATTGTAGCCAAGCTTCACGAACTAATGTGCAGCGAAGCAGGGTGTAAGGATCTTCGTGTTTCAATGACGGCGAAGCTTGCTATATATGAAATTGAAAAGCTTCGTAAAGAACGCGACGAGGCAAGGCGGGAAATTTGTCACGTATTTGAAACTGGTCTATTTCGTGATGAACGAATGTCGAGAACTGCTAAAAGTATTGCAACAGAACGCGGATGGGACTGCTTCAAGGAGTACGGCAAGTGATAAAAGGAGAACACTGAGATGTGGAACACCTTCAAAAATGTTGAAGAAGAATTGCGAATCTGTAAGCTTGACCTATTGACAGCCAAGGCAGAGTTGGTTAGTGTACGCTCCAAGCTTATGGAGGTTTCCGCCGAAGCGGCAATGCTCCGTGAGCGATACAACCGAACTGCCCACAAGCTTCAAGAGCTTGAGGCCAGAGAACAGTGAGAGAACAATGCACCGAGTTTATTTTGACATTGAGTGTGACGGCTTGCTGGATAGTGTCAGCAGGATTGTCTGCCTTGGTATTGGCTACAATACTGGGTACGGCAACAAGGAGTTTGTTGTCAATGGTGATGACAAGGATGCAATCGAAGCTGCGCTAGTTGAGTTGCAGAATGCAGACGAGATCATCGGCCACAACATCATTGCCTTTGATATCCCTGTGTTGAAGAAGCTGTTCCCAAAGTGGGCAGGACCAAGCGGCTGCGTTCGTGACACCCTTGTGATGGCTCGCCTTACCAGCC